AGCATTACCGTACACCCGAGCGTCACCGTACACCAGAGCATTATCGTACACCCAAGCATTACCGCTATGATCTAAATTCTTTTCGGTTTCGATATAACCGCCTAATTGGCCTGCTCCAACTAAACCAAATGTAATAAGTGCTTTAATTCGATAGAGCGTTCTGCCTAAATGTTCTACTGTGTCATCTTTGAGTAGTTCGTATTTCTTTTGTGTAGTTTGTTCTGTCATTTTTAATCTCCTTGCAATAAAAAACCGCCTGTATTGCTACAAGCGGTTGGTTTTCGTGAAAATGTTGCAATAAAAAAGCCACCGTAAAAACGATGGCTTAGTGAAATAATGCTTGATTTAGTTAGATAACTAACTTATAATAACTTTGTTTTCAGTAATAATGCTGAAAACGAGCTGGGTCTGACCTTTAATCTACCCAACTTTGAAGAGGATAATCAAATGTTTAAATACATTATCCTAGTTATCATCTTGTTAGTACTTAGCTCGCCAGCTTACTAATTTGATGATAATTTAACGAGAGGGAGAAATCTCTCTCGTTCTTCAAAACTAATGTTAAGGATTTATTATGGCGATGTCAAGAACCGAAATTGTTAAACGCAGTGAGGAAAAACACGGTATTAAACTCAAAGCCTTCAAACTTCCTTTAGTTGTGATTGCTGAAATTGAGCAGTTAAGTACACAATTAAATATTCCACAAAATCAGTTGATTATTCAAGCCGTTGAGCTGTTTAAGCAATCGCAGAAAGGGGCGTAATGCCCTTTATTAAAACGCCCTCAAAACTAAGGGCGTTAATTAAACTCAAAACGGAATATCATCATCAAAGTTATTTGCTGGCAGACGTTCATCATCCGCATAACCGTCCCATTCTTTCTGTTTTGTTTGTTGTTGCTGTTTTGGCTTACCCTGTGGTTCTTGTGCCCAGTTGTTGTTACTGTTACCACCTTGCGAACTACTGAGCATTTCGAGCTTGTCAGCGATAATTTCCGTAGTGTAGCGGTCTGTACCGTCTTGAGCTTGCCATTTGCGTGTGCGGAGCTTACCTTCAATGTAAACCTTAGAGCCTTTCTTTAGGTATTGCCCCATAATTTCGGCTAATTTCCTAAAAGCGATAATGCTGTGCCATTCGGTATTTTGCTTTTTCTCGCCTGTCTGTTTGTCGGTCCATTCTTCCGATGTGGCGACACTAATTTTAACGACGAGGTCACCGTTTGGCATTGTACGCATATCAGGGTTATTGCCGAGATTGCCGACTATAATTACTTTATTCACGCCTGCCATTACATATACTCCCGAATGATTTGTTGATAATAACCTTGTGCTGCGGTTAGCCTTTCTTGGATTTTGGCAATCACTTCTTCATCTCGCTTGATGGTGACGGTGGTAATTCGCTTGGATTGTGGAATTTGCTCTACTAGGTCTATCAGCTTTTCACTGTTGTCGTAGCTTGAGATTAAATCAAGCGGAGTAGGGAAGAGTACAAAGTCGATTTGTGCTTCTTCGCAATCCCAAAGCCACATATAGCCTTGCATTTGGTAGTTATAACCTGCTTTTTTGGCTTTTTCTTCGGCTTCGTCTTGGAAAAACGGGTGAGAGCCAATGTCCCACGAGCATTTAGTGTCAATAATGAGCTTGCGTGATGGGACGTAAATATCGCATTCGCCCGTGATGAAAGCGTTTTCTCGGCGTTCGGTATTCTTTTTTAGCACCAAGCCACGAGTAAAGCCGCTTAATTTGATGGCTTGCTCTTCAAGCTGATTGCCTTTTTCAGTGTACTTATTGCCGTCAAAGGATTGATAGCCGAACAAGTCAAATTTTGCAATTTCTCGCACCGCATTTTTGGCGGTGTCGGAAATTTTGCCCGCATCTTTATCTGCTTTTGAGCGTGGCTCGCTCATTAGTTGGTGGAGCTGAGAGCAACGGACTTTTAGGTTATACATTTTTTCCATTGTGTTTCCTTTGGATGATGATGGTGGATTAAACTTAATTTGATGGGTGTCAATCATTCCCTTTTATTTTCGATCTCTTCTAAAATCGCATACTGCTCTTGGCTAAATTCATAACCGTTGTCACATAAGTCTTGTAAGGTGGCGTCACCGCTGATGATGTTTTGCTTGCATTTTTCAAACACATCATCATTGACTTTCAACTCGGTAAATTCAGCGTCTTGAACTTCATTATCAGGGTAGGTAAATTCGTTGGTTTCAGCGTTTTTTACCACCGCTTGATCTGCCAGTACCGCTTGTTGCATTTCAACTGAGAGCGGTGCTTGCTTTGAGAGCAGTAACTTCATTACCGTTTTTAGAGCCATTGCTTCAAAGTTGTCGTGCCATACACCGTAACCTTTTTTGTAGGTTTGTGAGTAGCGTGCGGCGTGGTCGTACACGTCTTGGGTACTCATATAGAGTTCGGCAGTAAATTCGTTGATCAACTTGAAATAGGCATAGTAACCGATTGGTTTTTCATCTTTGGCTGGTTTCTGTTTCCAGTCAAATTCAAAACCATTTATTGGGTCTTCGGCAAGCAGTTGTTTCTCATAAACGGGGACTGCGACAAGGCGTTTAAATTGCCCCGAACGTTGTGCCAGTTGGATTAAGCCTTTGTAGCCAAGTTGTAATTGAGCTTCGGTGATTTTTATCCAGTCACCGTTTTCATCTTTTACCTTACGTGAGTAAGGCACAATGTAAGCAAAACCTAAGCCATTTTGGATCGGTAGATTGAGTGTTGCCGCCATACAAGCGGCATTAAATACGCTCATTGGAATGGCATTGCGGAGCGTTGCATTGCTATTGACGATTTGCAGGACGCTGGTGGTAAATGTCGCAGCGTTTTTGTTGAGCAATGCTTGTAATTTTTGCTGTACGTTTGGGCTTTCAAATAAAGTCTTAATCGGGAATTTGTCTTCTTTGGGTTGAGTGGCTGGTGTGGTTTGTGTGGTCATACGTCTTTTCTCCCAAATAACCAAGTTTGGTCTTGGTAATCTCGTTCTCTTGGATTGCAGATAAGAACTTCTTCGCAAAACTCGTCCCATTCATCAGGGACGATTTCATCGTTATATTTCGCTTGTTGATATGCTTCAAACTTTTCTAGTGCGTCGTAGTAGTCATCTTTGGTTTCATATCGCATTGGGTCAGGTACTCGCATTCTGTTGCTCCTGCGTTTTCTTCACCATTTCCGCTAATGCTCCGAACATCTGCGGTTCAAGTACAATCGTGCTGGCGTTGGCTCTTCTGTCTAGCATTAGGCGGACATTGCCGTTTTTATCTACGAGATAGCCATTTAAGCCGTAAGGGGTAAATGGTTTGCGTTTGGGCTGTGATGGCTTCGGCTCAGGCTCAACTTGTTCTGTTGGTGCTGTTTCAATCTCAACTTGTTCTGTCGGTGCTATTTGCTCAACCTGCTCCGCTTTGATAATTGTTACTTTTAGCCCAACTTTTTTAGTTTGCTCAATTACAATCGGATTATGCCCTTTGGTTTCAGGGTAGTGAGGGATAGCTCTTTTGCCGACTAAGCCTTTTTCACTGTTATATCTATCAATGGCTTTGTTTAAATTTCGGATAGCAAGAATTTCCGATATCATTGGTACGCCTTGAAACTCTAGGTGTTTATCCACCCACATTTCACCGAAGTATTTTTTATTTGGGTTTTGTAAAATTTGAAGTTTGATCATCTTTTTGCTCCTACAATCAGTTTGTTAAGTTGGTTTTGGTTATGTTGTTTAATCAGCTTCACATCTTCACCTGTAACGTTATCAGGCGGTGGAAGATGTAGGGCTAATGCGTTGTAATTTACCTCTTCAGGGGCGATTTCAGCTTGTTTGAAGTCATCTTCCGTCCAAATCTTCTCTGCTTGGAAATTGCTTTCTACGGGCAGAGTAGAGACAAGCTCAGGCTCTTCACAGCCAGTTAAACTTCCGCCTGTCACAAAGGCGATAAGCAAGGCACCGAGTAGGTATTTCAGGTTAAGTTTTTTGATAAGTGTCTTCATTTTTTTATTCCTTTTGTTGAATTTTGGGTGTAGGAAGCCACCGCAGGCTTTCGGGGAAAGTGCGGTGGGGTTGGGTTGTGGTTAAAATCTTGCTAATCGTTGTTGATTAAGCTGGGGTAGGGCTTGCTCAATGAATGGGTCAAGCCATACGTTAAATTCGTGTGCGATGTCGTAGCCCTTGGCGGCAATCTCGTTTTTCAGAGCCACTAACAATATGAAGATCCGTTAGAGAATAAAGATTTTCGTAAGTACGAATAGATGTTTTTAGAATGGTTAAGTTTGACATATTATGCCCCTTGATTTTCAGTTAGTCTTTCGATCAACCTTAGTAGGGTTGATCGGGCTTCAACTACCGATTTCAGACGGCGGAGCTTATTTCCCGAAGGTATTTTATTAGGCTCTCTCGACCCGACCACTGAAATCCTCAGATCTGAGGAATTACAAATTTTAGGCATAAAAAAACCGCTTTGTATCGGAGCGAGTAACCGACTGAAATAGATAGTGCGGCTATCTTAATCCGTTGTTGGCGGTTTTTGTCAATGGGATTTACTCTGTTTCCGAGATTTTAAATTGAACAGCAACGAGAGAGTAATCATCAATAGGTGATTTCTCTATTCTTTTTTGTAAGGTTGCTGAAAATTTCACAATGCTATTCATCGTTTTTTCAGAGAAGCGTGGGCGATGTTCCCAAAAATGATGAGCACCGTCTGACATAATGTAGATGGAGACCTCATTATTCTCATCCTTAATTTCTGACATCGGAATAAAGAATTCATCTGGTTTCATTTCGACTTGTGTAGAAATTGCCGTGGTGATGACATTTTTTCCTGATAGTTCTTTTAATTCTTTCTTTGTATAGATTTTTTCATCAAATAACTTTTGATGAGTTGTGTGATCTTTCGTTTTTTGGCGAAGTTTATTACCTTGCTTTATATATAGACGACAGTCACCAATATGCCCTATGTACAATCCTTCTTGTGTTAAATAACCAAATGTTAAGGTTGTAGATGCTTGGTTATATTCTGGGTCAAGTTTTTTAATTTCAGCCAAACTAGCGGAAAATACATTATTGTAAGCTAGTTCTAGGTTTTTGATCGCGATTCTGGAGGCAATTTCTCCGCCTTTGTATCCTCCAACACCATCAGCCACTGCAAATAAGTAACCGTTATTGTGTTTAGTGCAAGATAGAATATGATCTTGATTTTGCCGTATTTGTTCTTTTGGAAAAGAGAATGATGCACTAGCAATTAAGTTAATCATTGAATTATTCCCCCATCAAATGATTTATATCATTAATAATTTCTTGCACTGACATATACCTATCTTTAGGTTTTCTAGCTGTACATTTTTGCATGATTTTATCATATTTAGAGTCTAGCTGTAATTCTTCCATTACAACACCGATAGCAAAAATATCAGATTGTATTGAATAATCACCGCCGCTTAAAATTTTAGCGGGTGATTTTTCGTTAAGCCCAAAGCAATTCAGCCAATCGCACTTTTTCTTTAAATTCATTGACGGATTTTTTAGCGTACGTCAATGAATAAGAATGTTCTCGTTTTTCAGGGAATTTTTTTAGGTCCGAATGCTTGTCTTCTGCCTCTTTTAGCTTATGTTTGAAATACTCAAGACTTTCAGGCATGGATAGATCAATTTTTACAGCTCTTGATTCCCAATAGGCGATTTTATCGGCGTAGTTTTCGGCTTTTCGCATTTCTTCAACTGCAAGATCCATTCGACGGGCATTGCGTTCAATCAAAGCTCTGTGTCGTTTTTCGCTGTGATGTCCGATTTTTATTGGTTCAGCAAGACTTAAAAAGTCACGCCCCTCATTAGCCGCCTCACAATATTGATTACTGCGTTTCGCAGCGTTATCAGCATATTCTTGATAACGTTCCGCTTTCGCTGTGGCTCGAGCTTGACTATTCAACCCATCACAACGGACAAAAGAGTAAAAATAAAATCCACCTTGTTGTTTAACGAGGTTGTGTATTTCAACCTCTGTTTCATTGCCGTATTTACTTGTCACGGTAATAATTTCGTTCTTTTCGTGCTGCTCTTGGCATTTTGCTAAAAATACGTTTGGGCAGAACTTTGCATATGTATTCATTTTTTCACCTCAAAAAAAATACCCACCTGTTACAGTGGGCTAACGGATCATCATTATGATTACGGGTGTTTTAAGTGCTTACCGCATACACTTTTGTTTGTTGCCATTCAAAACCGCTCTCAGCAAGAGTGAAAAATTCACATTAAAAAAAGCCTCTTGGTTAGCCCGAAAGCGGTTTTGAATGGTGCGTTGATTTGCTACGCTGGCTCAACGCTAAGCCTCGATAGCCATCTCGTGGGTATGCACGAAATGGTTAAATTTATTACTTGCGTTTGTGCTACCTGATTCACTGCCAGTGCTTAACCTTTCCACA